GCCAAACTGGGTTTCTTTTTGTGTTCATCAACAATATCTTGTAAAAGAATATCCAAATCATTTTTATCCATATCATATTCCACGTTAATATTTTTCATATAGTTTTATCAGCACTTTCTACATAGTTATTTATGTATTCTATCAGTGTTTTAGCAGTATCTTTGATCACATTAAAATTACGAGAAATGTGATCAGCATCAATCTGCCAAAGAGCCAAATATTTTTCGCTATGACCAACTGGAAGGTTATATTCACTAAGAACAGAGTGAGCAACACCTTCTGCTTGCAACTCTTTAATTTTTGATTCTGGATTTTTTTCACGATCTTTTTGATGCAACATTTCGTGAGCCACTTCATGGATTAATGTGCCCAAGTTTTCTCCAACCAATTCAATAGTTCCACCTTTGCTAACTCCTCGGGCTCCTCCCAATTCATCTTCGGATTTTATATCAATCTTTATATTGTTTTCACTTGCATATTGTTTTACGGCATCGAAAATAACACGCATACGCTCATCCAAAGGAGTGTCATCAAACCAGTTAAGATCTTCAGGCATGCTCTTTTCCATTCCTGGAATTCCTTCTGTCTGAGATATGTCAAAAACTGGAACCAAACGAAAACGAGTTACTTTCTGCACTTCTCCTGCTGTAGGATCTTGACCCACTCCTGTATTCTCTCCTTTTTGTTTAAACTGCATAGGTGCATAAATCATAATGGCTTTTTCCCCTGCTTTGATTTTTCTTCCAAATTGTTTATACCACATGTTTTTTCCTCCAACTTTGGTGGAATTTCTTCTTTGCAAGAAGATTAGAATCTGATTGCTGAACGAATAGTTGCGAAATCTTTTCTTAAATTCGTTATATTCCTTATATTCTTTACTATTGACCACATTTGCAACTCCCGATTTTAATAAATCTACAAATTTATTGAGACGATCTTCCAAGTTTTCTCCACTAAATTCTGCAACACTTGTATCCAAATCTGTGGATTTGTTGAATGTGTTTAGTTTGCTTATTGTATTCTTAACAAAATCGGTTGCTTGAGTTTCGTCCAAAGCACCACTTTCCCACCGACGTTCCAACCCATTCCATCGCAATCCCAAGCTTTTGATAAAATCCTTGTTTTTGAACGTCTCGTTTCCCGATTCTTTAGCATCTGTAGCATCACTAGCAATTAAAAAAATAGTTTTGCCTTCAGGAGCAGGTCTTTTTTTCAAAATAAGCTTTTCGTTTAAAATAGTTTTTATATTTTTAAAGCTCAACATATGTACTAAATACTTATATGGGACTAAGCAACGATATGCGGGAATTGGGTGATCTTTATTGTGAAAATCTAGGTCTTGGACCTCAAGCCAACAGCAATTTGACTCCATCTCCCAGCATACCCACTGCAGTTACACAGGATCCTGAGAAGATTTTGGGTGAATGTATTGCGTTTCTAAACACACTGCAGGGATCTCACCGCAAAGCAGCTGTTTTGAAGATTTTAGAAACTATGCTTTGATTCGGTAGAAACAGATACGAAGGGTATGTGAATTGTGGGTATGTATGCATCCTTGAAAAGTTTCTAATTTTTTATTCTTTCGCAAAATCTGAATGACTTTTCTTGCTCCAGCTTCTCCCATTTTAAAATGTCTAACCAGTTCCTGAAAGTTTTTCCATCCTTTACCTTTTGGTTTCACTTCTCTGCTTTTAGAGTAAACTGCAAAAATTTGTTGCCAAGTTTTTTTGCCATTTATTCCATAGAAAATTTTTCTATGCAAAACATTAACAGTAGATAAATTTGCACCAACATATGTTTTGATCTTTTTATTAGCAATACCCCATTTTAAGAATCTATCCACACATTCTTTGCTCAATTTAAAATATATTCGAACATCTTCTCGTGTTTTCCAATTTCCCCGAGGAACGATCTCTTTTTTGAGAAGAAGTGCTTCTAGGTTTTTAGTCCATTCAGACATAATTTATACCATATTCTGCGTTTCAGTTTTCCCGAACTAGGCTCCACCGCATATCCATCAAACATTTTTATGCGATTGGACGTTTTGTTTACACTAATAAGTTTTCTTATTTTAATAGGACTTAATCCTGTTTTATCCCGAAGTTCCCAAACAGTGTACCAATCTTTTTGTAAAGGTTTTCTTTCTAATTTTTTAGTATAAATTTTATTTATAAAATATGTATCCCAATTTCCCTTGATCAAACGATACCACACGCAACGAGTAAGACGACCTTTACTGGTTTGTGCTGTACCAGCAAACAGAACACAATCTTTTCGCGTATGAGTTTGATTTGTTATCTTTTGAACAGCACATTTTTTTAGATTGTACTTTTTACACATTTCTTCTCTGGTCATCCAACCAGTGCCTTCAGGTTTGGTTTCGTTCTGTTTTATTTCATTAAACATAAACGAAGACCAAATATCTTTGGACTTGTTTTTTAACTCATATTTCTTCATATCTTGATTATAAAGAAAAATGTCTATTGTCAACTATATGTTTTTATATTTGTAGGAACCGTAAACTTGCCATTGCGTCCAGTTGCTTGGTACACTTCATGGGTTCCATCATCGTGGATCAATCCGAAAGCAAAACCATGTTGCCACCTTATCCGGCGCATCTGGTTTCGATTATAACTAGGGCTGAGAGTGCTGAGACAACCTATATTCCACGATTCTCTGATATCCAAACTAACACTTCGAAAATAATCTATTGCATGTGTGTGACCAAAAAGACAATTGCCGTATGTATCTGCATGTTGTTTGCTTCCGTGAATGTTGTGACCATATCCATGAATAAATGAAAGAGAGCCACATTTGTAAACTCCTGATTTTGAATCATACGGATACATTTTAACTCGGTGTGTTTTTACCAAATCTTGGATTTCATTGGTTCCGTGTTCGGCATAGTCTCGTTTTAATCCGCTTGCTGCATTGGACAAAAGGTCAAAAATTCTCTCGTCATGATTTCCCCGCATAAAAACGCGTTCACTCCCAAACGAAAAAAACTTTTTAAAGAAATCTTCTCCTGCTTCATAATCGGCAGTCATGCTTTGAGATTGTTCGTATTCTGCGCTGGCATTTTTACGAATCGCCCGAAAATCCCAGACATCTCCGATACACACTGTAAGATCGGGCTTATAATCTCGCATGAACTGATATAGACATTTTAGAGCTTGTGGATCTGATTCATCTCCGTGCACGTCACCCGCAGCAACAAACTTAATTGGTTTAGCCATAACTTATATTACATGAAACCGAGTAATTTCAAGTGGTTGTATCTGGTATATACTTGCGTAATATTGGTAAAATATTATTTTCTAAATTGCTCATGGCATTATTTGCATCCACTTTCAAATTCAACATAACAGCCTTTTCTCGATCATCTAATTTGTCAATAAGAAGAGCTTTTCGCACCAAATCCACAAGATACTGAACACCTTGTGTATCCAGCTTGGTTTCTTGGGGAGTTTCTGCTTCTGAGGGTGTTTCAGGTTGCACTTGAGGATCATCCAACTCTGCGGGAGGTGCCTCATTTAAAAGAGCATAATTGGTTTTTAAAATATTATTAAATTTCATTTTACATTACTTAATTTTTTAGACAAATCACCTATTTTGTTTGTAAAAGTTCCCACCAAATTTTTAACTGCCGTATCTATTTTCTTTTTATCTGCAGGATTCATTAATTTTTTTACAGTCTGCAAATCATCTTCCCCCATACTTCCACTTGTTTGTTGTGTAGACTCCTCATCCTCTCCCGATTCGTTGCCATGCTTGGTAATTTTTCCCATAGGATCTATTTTAATTTTTCCCTGCTTGCCATCCACATTGTAACTTACAACTGCACAATTTTTTTCGGTTCCTTCGTAGTTTCCTTTTTCAGATGAAACCATTTTATCCACTACACTTTTTTGAATGTCCGTTAATTCGTGCTCTTTCACATCCAACTTGAGATACTCTTGTTCCAATAATTTGCAAAATTTAGACATACAAAGATATTTAGTCGAATTTCATCGTATAATTACGCTTTAAAGCAGTATTGGAGAGGTTATATTCAGTCAATACCGAATGTATGTCCTTCATACTGAAATTTTTAGAATTTTGCTTTTTAATCGAATTAATAATTTTACCCACTATCTTCTTGTAAAACATTTTGTCTCCCGATATCAATTTGGCAAAATCAGCAAAACTTCCTTCATATTCGATCACAGTAAAACTAAGGTATTTCTCAAACTTTTTGAGTATTTTTATGCAAACAGCATACAAATGTTCCTCTTCAAAGTGTTCAACAAGTTCCAGTTCTTGTATTGTTTTTTGTGAAACAATAAAAACCACATCTTCTTTTTGTCTTTTGATTACAAAATTAGAAAGAAGCAAATTGGCCAAATGATATGCCATTATGTTGCGAGCATCTTTGTTTTTATTCAGAGGTTTGGCAAGTAGATTCAGCTTGTGACAGGATGATAAAACCTTTTTTTCAATTTTATTTGAAAATGCATCCCAAAAATCAACAAAAATTACATTATCCTTCTTTTTCATTTTTAATCCAATATTCTCGGGGCTTGCCGAGTCTGCAATTGATAATTCCATTATAATACCCAGAGCTTTTTATCACCTCCTTTTCAATTTGCAACTTTATCTCTTCATATCCCAATTCCCATTTGCTCTTACAAAACTGAAGTATTTCAAATGTGAAATTTTCTTTTCCAAATTTTACAATATCCTCTTGAAGTTCTCGACAAGATCCTGTGTAATCTTTCCAATCACTATCCACAAAGGATATTTTGCTGTTCTTTTTTCCTTTTAGTTTTTTCTTTTTTCGAAATTTAAATTGTTTTTTTCCGATATATTTTCTATTATTTTTTAAATTGACTATCAAATAAACAAATCCAAATGCATTTTCATCAAATTGTGTTTTTTCACAAATCCAATGACCTGTATCATTCATTTCAAATTTCTGCGTTGAATTAGTATTTTCTTTTTACGCTTGCCTTTTCTTTTTGTTCCAAATGCAAAAGGTATGCGAGCATCTCCTGGTGCGTATCTATCTCCACTAGAAATGGTTCCAGGAGGAGAAAATATGCCTTCTGCACTAGGTCCTGCACCAAATGCACTGCTAGAAGTATTATCCTCTTGAAGCATTTTTTTGAATATATTTGAAAAAAGACCCATAGTAACTATTTATATATAATGGATCCTGAAAAACTACTAGAAGAGATAAAACAGTTTCTCCAGTTTGATGAAATCAATTTAAAAGAAAAACAATTGATGTTGCCCAGCATCAAGCATCGTTATGCCACCATATACATTCAAACAAAATTAGCCATCAGTAATTTGTTTTTAGAAAGGAAAAGAACGATCCGCAGTATTGTGGAAGAGATTAACAGAGAATCTGCTGTTCGTCTTTCAGTTCCTGCTGCAGAAAAACTAGCAGCAGATCATGTTGCAATCGCTGAAATAGATAACAAAATAAGAAATTCTGAAGTGGTTTTGGAAGTTTGTGAAAAATCTGAAAAGATTCTCAGTTCGGCTAGTTTTGATATCAAGAATCTTGTGGAATTGATCAAACTGGAGTCGAATTGAACCGAATTTATTTGGATAAGACCGAACGTTTCGGTATGATCGAATCTCCCCATATTCGGATGATTCGAAATCATTTTTCTTGTGAGAATAAAAATGCCCGACATATGCGACGCAAGGGATACTTTGTCGCAGACAGGTTGTATGCCATAACACCTTCGGGACGATTTGATCTGGGTCTTTTCCTTTCCATATACAAATATATGACAGAGGTGCTTGGTCTGGATGATGTGGTGGTAGAATCTTCTGTATTGGCAAAGGCAAATCCCATTCAAGCCAAAATAGATGTGGAATATCTTGCATACGAACCTCGAGACTATCAAAAAGAAATGTGTGAGGCAGGTTTTCGATTTGGTCGAGGAATTTTTGAAGTGGCAACAGGAGGAGGTAAAACATATGCAATGGCAGTTATCTGTCACAATCTTATTAAAAATAAACTGGCTAAAAAGATTTTGGTAATTGAGCCTGATTTGGGGTTGGTTGATCAAGTTTATGATGAGTTTGCAAATAGCGGAGTAACAAATCTAGTTAAAAAATATACAGGGGATGAAGAGTTTGATGGAGATTGTCAGATTGTGATTTGCAATATAGGTGTTTTAAATGCAAGAGGAACAGAGAAAATCTTAGATTGTGATGCAATTCTTATGGATGAAGCACACAAATATAAAAGAGGAAATAAGATTAATAAGATATTAGACAAATTGGATGCTCCAATTCGATTTGGTTTTACAGGTACACTTCCAGATGAAAGGGAAAACGTTTTGTGTATTGAAGGCAAGATAGGACCAGTAATTTACAAAAAAACATCTATTGAACTAAAAGAGTATCTTGCTCGGGCTATTTGTAATATTATTGAATTAAATTACGAAATTCAACCAGATTGGAAAGATGCAGACGATATGAAAAGATATCGACAAGAATATGATTTTGTTACTAATCATCAATCCAGAAACAATATCATAAGCAAGCTGAGTTGTGGTTTGAAAAATAATACCTTGATACTAATAGATAGAATTCAACACGGTCACGATCTGTTGAACATACTATCCAGTACTTGTGAAGGAAAACAGGTATTCTTTATAAGAGGAGAGGTGGAAGTTGAAAGCAGAAATGAAACTCGCCAGATTATGGAAAGAGAAAATAACATTATTTGTGTAGCAATTTCTAGTATTTTTGCAACAGGAATCGATATTAAAAATCTTCACAATATAATCTTAGCTAACGCTGGAAAAGCTAAAATTAGACTATTGCAAAGCATAGGTCGTGGGTTAAGATTACATCCTTCAAAACAAAAACTTATGCTTATAGATTTAGCCGATCAACTTTATTATGGAAAAAAACACTTAGACAAGAGAATAGAGATATACAATCGTGAACAAATAGAAACTAAGACAACTCAATATAAAATAATATGAAAAAAAAACCTATTTCCAATACCAATTCGTCAGAAAAACCCGAAAAAGAACCTGTGGCTAAAAAACTCACCAAGAAGGAAAAAAAAGAAAAGATTCATTATGTAAATGCCAAGGAATTTGAGGAAGGCATACGAACTTTTTATGCTGCAGGAACTCTTACAGAATATTTGGGAGAAAGTGTTAGTAAAATTGCAAATGGATTGAGTTATGCTCCAAACTTCATGAACTATTCTTATCGGGACGAAATGGTTGGAGATGCAATTGTAAAAATGATCGCAGCATTAAAACATAAAAAGTTTAATTTAGATTCAGGATACTCTCCGTTTAGTTACTTCACAACAATTGCTTTTCATGCATTCATCAATCGTATTAAAAAAGAGAAAAAGCATCATGAAACATTAGAGCAGTATAAAGAAAAAGTATATACAGACAAAATGATGGAAGGCACCAGTCAAACTGGTGGACATGTATACATTGAACAAGACAATTATAATAGCGAAGATTGAAAACTTTACCCAAAAAAGCTCTTTTATTTGCAGATCTGCATTTGGGAGTCCATCAGAATAGTATTAGATGGCATCGATTGGCCTTGGAGTGGGCAGAGTGGGCAAAAGATATTGCTAAAAAAGAGGGTGCAGAGTCAATCATATGTTTGGGGGATTATTTTCATGATCGAGATCAAATTGATGTATCCACTCTAGATGTTGCTCGTAAAATTCTTAATATATTTTCAGATTTTAAGATTTATCTTATAACTGGTAATCACGACATATATTTTAAAGAAAAGAACGATGTCACGTCGTTACACATCTTTGAAGATTATCCTTATGTAAATGTCATAAACAAAACCACATTGTTTAAATTTGAAGACAAACAGATTAATATGGTTCCTTGGTCAGATTCGTCTGATCCTAAGAATTTCGAGGGAGATGTGGTACTAACACACGCAGAGTTTAAGAATTTTAGAATGAATAACAGCAAGGTGTGTGAAGAGGGTGTGGATTTGACACAATATCAAACACAAAACAAACACATACTGGCAGGACATTTTCATATAAGCGATATCAAAACTTACGGAAAGCTTAAAGCTGGCTATTTGGGAAATCCGTTTCAACAGAGTTTTGCGGATATTAATAATAACAAATATGTTTATATTATAAATTTTGAAACAATGGAACTTCAGAGTTTTGAGAATGAATTTTCTCCTCGACACGAATTGCTCCGCTATTCCAAAGCAAATGAACCCAAACGTCAAGGTTCTATTGTTAGGATTATATTTGATGTGTCTGACAATACGGAAAAATACACATCATTCACCAGCCACATACAAGAAAACTACAAACCACACACACTTCTAACACAAACTGATTTTGAGCTACACTCGGAAGAGGCTAAAACTGCAGAAAACATATCATTTGATCAGATGCTTTCGGAATTTGTTGGGGGTATGGATATACAAAATAAAAAAGAAACACTAGAATATTGTACAAATTTATATAAAAGGTGCATCTGATGCAAAATATAAACTTCAAAAAAATTTATATAAAGAATTTTCTTTCTATTGGAGAAACTCCAGTGATTGTAGATTTTAATCAAGGATTGTGTCTTATTACTGGAGAAAACTTAGACAAACCCGAAAGATCTAATGGTGTGGGCAAGAGTACAATAGCAGATTCTATTCATTTTTCATTATTTGGAGAGACAATTCGAGAAATAAAGAAGGATCTTATTCCAAATTATTATACGAATGGTAAAACTCTGGTACAAATCACATTTGATATAGGATCAGATAGTTATGAGGTTGTGCGTACTGTAAATCCGACCACAGCAAAATTGATTAAAAATAATGTAGACGAAACCAAAGACACTATGGCTAATACAGCAAAAACCATAGAAGATTTGATTCGATGCAATAGTAAAATATTCAACAATTGCATATCACTAGGAATCAATTCTAGCAATTGTTTTATGAATATGAAAAAGTCTGAGAAAAGAGAGTATATCGAGTCTATTTTAGATTTGGATATCTTTTCAGAAATGACAGACATTTGTAAAATGGAATTATCAGAAGAAAAGAAACTTCGAGAAGGTTTGAATGCCAAGAAAGAAACATACGAATCCATTTTAGAAGATTACAAGCAACAAAAGCAGGAATTTGATAACAAAAAACAACGTAACATAGATGAATTAGAATCAAAAATAACAAATTTACGACAAAAGATAAGTGTGCTTGCTAAAGAAATTGAAAATATTATACCAAACTTTATTATAAGTTTTAGTTCGAATCTAGAACAAGCAAAAAATGCTTTAAAAATAATAAATCAAAAAATTACAGATTTGGACAAAATGATATCTTCTAAAGAATCAGAGATTCGATCCATTAAACAAATTTTAAATGAAATTGGAGAAAATGTTGATACCTGTCCCTCTTGTTTGAGACAGATAGATGATTCTTGTAAAGATCATGTGGAAAAACGTAAAAATGATATGCTAAAGCAGATAACGGATATTGATACGCTCATACAACTGGAAATTGGTAGGAAAGATAGAATTGTTTTACGAAAGATTGAAGCAGAAAAGATTATTGAAAATTTGCAACAAAAAATAAGAGAAAGAGAACAGCAAGAATCTCGCAAAGAACAAAACACAAAGCTTATAGAACAAATAGAATCCAATATACAGGGAATTTGCGAACAGATAGAAAAGGAAAAGGCTCGAACGGAGAATTTTGACAAAATTATTGAAGAAACAGAAAAGAAACAAAAGGATTTGATGGAAAAAATATCTGAAGCAGACACACATCTTTATGTTTTAAACAATTCCAAGTTTATTTTAAGTGATGAGGGACTGAAGAGTGTGTTTATTTCTAAAATAATACATGTGTTGAATAGTAAAATAAACGAATATCTTAACAAATTGGATTCCAACTCTCGGATAACGTTTGATAGTTATTTTGAAGATAGTTTGACCGATTCGGTGGGGAAGATTGCTAGTTATGCCAATCTTTCAGGAGCAGAAAAGAAAGCAGTTGATTTGGCCTGCATGTTTTCTTTTATGGAAATGAGGGAGCTGCAAAACTTTCCCTGTTTTAATTTTGTACTATTTGATGAAATTTTTGATAGTAGTTTTGACAAAAAGAGTGTGCAATTGATTACAGATATTTGTGAAGAAATATCCCTAAAAAAAGGTGTTTTTATCATAAGTCATCGAAAAGATGCAATATATTCTAATAATTACAAAACCATAAGTTTACAGAAGAAGAATGGCATAACCACTCGGCTTGAAAATTAAAAACATATACTAATTAACAACATGTTTACCACTGGCAATCCATACGAATCAAACCCTCTTCTTGAAGCAGCTAGTCAGTACACCAATAAAGCAGTACCCAGACAGCTTGCAGCAACCCCAGCTCAACCAGAAAACATGCCTGATCGAGGCATCAATTACCTAGCCGATTATAGTGGATGCGGTCACTGGCGGTTGATTTGGCCAGAGATGATACTGAATGCCCACAACAAATTAACCATGCATAGTACAACTGTAATGTGTTTGGATCCTCGTTATTATGTGCATTGCAAAGCTGTTCGCATACAGCGTCAAGCAACTGAACATCAACTGAAATTTACAAAATTTTTAAAAGATTTGGGCAAACAAGTAGGATTTCGTTTGATTTATGAAATTGATGATCTTGTGTTTCACGAAGATATTCCCGATTATAACAAGTTCAAGACTGCTTTTATTGATCCTAATATCCGGATACAAGCTCAAGCAATTATGAATGAGTGTGATGAAATCACTGTAACTTGTGATTTTATGAAGAAATATTATGCGGAAAAAACAGGCCATAAGAATATTACTATTATTCCCAACTATCCTCCGAAGTTTTGGATGGGAAATCATTACAACCTCAAGCGCATCAGTGAAAATTATGATGCTTCAGAAAAAAAACCTCGAATATTATATGCGGGAAGTGGAGCACACTTTGATGTGGAAAATCGTGTAGGTCAAAATGATGATTTTGCACATGTTATTCAAGCAATCATAAACACCAAAGACAAATATAAGTGGGTATTTTTCGGAGCATTTCCCCTCATGCTTCGCCCTCTTGTTGAAAACGGAACATTCGAATACCATCCGTGGGCTGAGTTGTATAATTATCCAGGAAAGATTGAACAATTGCGAGTTAATATGATGGTTGCACCTCTTCAAAACAATACTTTCAACAAAAGTAAAAGTGATTTGAAGTATGTTGAAGCATGTTCATATGGTCTTCCAATTGCTTGTCAAAATCTTTGCACCTATGAAGAAGCACCTTTTAAATTTGATACAGGCGACGAAATGATTAAAACAATTGAGAGTGTTGTTGGTAAAAAAAGCAAATATATGGGTCATTGCGAGAGAGCAAGAAAGTTTGCCGATACCAGATGGTTGGAAAATGAAGATAATATAAATAAATACGTCGAATTGTACAAATATCCGTATGGGGATTCTCGAAGGGTATTGCTAAACAAATACAATGGGATAAGCTAGGGGGCGTGTACAGAAACGCATCCTACGATAGTCGAAACAAGTGTATTCGTTTGGCCACTTGGTCGGAAACAGGAGAACGAATAACCGTAGATCGTACCTATCAACCCTATCTGTATGTGGAAACAGCAGGTGCTTCGAGTGAAACATCTTTATATAATACAAAATTAAAGAAAAAAATGTTTTCTTCCTCTTGGGAACGAAAACAATATGCGGAAAATAAAGAAAACACTAGAATTTATCACAATTTTGCAACCACTCAGCAGTTTTTGATTGATGAATTTGCAAGTGAACTAGACAATCCTGATTTTGCAAAGAATCCTCTTAAAATATTTTATCTAGATATCGAAACTTATAGTCCAGATGTGTTTCCAGAACCAAGTGAAGCCAAAGCACCTATTAACGTAATAACTGTTTACGATAATATATCAAAAACATTCTATAGTTTCGGATTGTATCCCTACGATTCTCACGATAATATAATATATAAACATTGTGTAAACGAGATTGTTCTTTTACAAGAGTTTTTGGAATTCTTACAAAAGGATTATCCTGATATTGTAACTAGTTGGAACGGGGAGATTTTTGATATTCCCTATTTGGTACATCGTATCACCAATGTTTTGGGAGCAGAAGAGTCGAAGAAATTAAGTCCGTATGGAAATGTACACTCCAAAGAAATTTTCACAAAATTTGGTAAGAAGGCAGAAAAATTCTATGTGGATGGGGTTGCTAACCTTGATTACATGAATGTTTACAAGAAATTTTGTACAGTTCAACGAGAAAGTTACGGATTGGGAGCAATTGCCTCTTTGGAATTGGGGGAAACAAAAGTAGAATATGAAGAAAGTAATTTGTCATCTCTTGCAGATAAAAATTGGAAACAATTTGTAGATTACAACATTCAAGACGTTAATCTTCTTGTAAAATTGGAGGAGAAATTTAATTATTTGGATATATTACGTTCTCTTTCTCATGTGGGACTTACTAATTTGGAAACAGCCATGAGCACAATCAGTATTGTTGCGGGGGCTGTAGCAATTCAAGCCAAGAAAATTAACAAGGTCATTCCCACATTTCCTCATAAAATAGACGATGGTCTAGTGATTGAAGGAGCATATGTGGGAGATCCACAGAGGGGATTTCATGATTCTGTGGTAAGTTTTGATGCAAATTCCCTATATCCCAATTTGATTCGTACTTGTAACATGAGTCCTGAAACTAAAATAGGAACGGTTGTTAAAGATGCAGATGGAAACTTGATTTTACGCCATATATTAGGCAAAACATTTCCTCTTTCTGAAGATAAGCTGAAAAAATACATCCAATCACAAAATTTAGTAATGACCAAGATGGTTGTTGATAAAAATTCATTAAAAATAGAAGAAATAGGAACCATTTTCCATCAAAAGCAAATAGGATTGGTTCCACAAATCATACAAGACAATTATAAAAAGCGGGTTGATATAAAAAAGGAATTGAAAAAAATTAAACGAGAACTTATTCATTTAGAAAAATATTCTCCTGAATGGTGGCAAAAGAAAAAGCGTGAATCGATATTAAACAATCAGCAGTATGCACTCAAAATTTTAATGAATAGCATATATGGTGCTTTTGCAAACAATTATTTTGTTTTGAGTGATAGAGATATTGCTAGAAGCATCACAATTACAGGACAACACGTCATCAAGCATGCCAATGAAATTATTGAAGATTTTTTTATCAATAAAGGAATAACCAAAGAAGCAATTAGCGAAAAACCTCCCACCATATACAATGATACGGATAGTGTTTACATCTCGATTGAAAAATTACTCAATAAAGAGGACATTTCTCTCTTAAAAAAAGATAATAAACTGAATCCTGTTGCAGAAAAATTAATTGATGAGCTGGAAACCTGGATAAACGAAAGAATAGGAGTATGGGTAAAATCCGAATTGCATAGCAACATATGCACTTTGGAATTTAAACGCGAATCCATATGTGATGTGGGTATCTTTATACAAAAAAAGCGTAATGTTTTGCACGTTATCGATGAAGAGGGTGTTCCTTGTAATAAAACAAAATATACAGGAATTGAGGTGGTTCGTAGCACAATGACAAAACAGGTGAAAGATTTTAACAAGAAAATCATCGAAACAATGATGAAAACAAGAGATTTTTCCAAAACCAACGATATTATAACAGATATATCCGAAGAATTTAAAACTAAAACAGAAACAGATTTATCATTTGTGGTGGGTATTAAAAATTACGAAAAATATGCCGACAAGTGTTCAGGATTATCAACAGCAAATAAAATGCCTATTCATGTGAAAGCTGCTTACTATTACAACTACTTTCTAAAAGAATTTTCCCTAGAAAATAGGTATGAGAAAATAACTAGTGGAGATAAAATAAGATATTATTACGTGCAACAACCAAACAGATATGCAATTTCTGTAATGGCTTTTAAAAATCGTCTTCCTATTGAAGTACAGGATGCATTTCCTATGGATAAAGAAAAACAATTTGAAAAACTTGTATTTGAAACGATGAGAAAGATTTTCGATCCAGTAGGATGGGAGATCAAACAACCCAACGAATCGAATCGTACCGATTTGGAATCACTTTTTGAGCGGTAATTTTTTTGTCTTGGGTGATGCTTTTGAGGAAGCTAGTCTTGATGGAATCAAGTCACTGGGTTTTCTTACAGAACGTCCGAATTTTCTTTTAATAGCCTTTATCCAATTTGAATTGTTGTTCTTGAGACGGGTAATTTCAGCTTTGAGCTTGGAAATGTCATCTTCGGGAGTTTCTGAAGAAGTTTCTGTTTCTGGCTCTGGTTCTGTTTCAGGAGCTAGAGCAGAGCTAGGTTTTGCATAACCCTTATTGATTGTTTCCAAATTCTTCTTGTAATCATCCAAACTTACAGAGGGGGTTTTTTCAGAAGTTGTATCTGAAGTTTCTGTTGAACTTGGAGATTTTGGTATTAATTTTGTATCTTTTTCCTTTCCTAGCCGTTCCGAACCATATGCTCCATATATTAAAGTTTCTATTGCATTTTTTTCTAGATCTTTGAAATCAATTTTGTTGTGATTCTTCTCGAAATAATCTAATGCTTTATCCACATTTTGATTCATCTCTTGTCCCCAATTTTCACTATCTAAAAATCTGCGGAATATCTCTGATGCTTTTGGTGTATCTGTCTCTACCTCACTTTTGTCGCTAAATCTGGGATACCAGTATCGCAACCATCTTCCCATATACGATTCGAGTCTTCTTTTATCCATTCTTTCAGTTTGTCCTTTTTTAAGATCAAATCCTCCCCGAAGAAAATCACCAACATTCTGGGCAATACCTTCATTAAGTTGTTTATTATCAATACGTTTTGCAAGAACATATGCTTGGAAAATTTTATGCGAATCCATATTCATAATATTATTTATACCTATTGCATTTTATAAATGCCCTAATAAATGGATGTATGAGTTCAATACAACCCTTCATCGATCACGTCGGACGTACAATCATAGGCGAAGTTCTTGGCGAGGAGAACGGACACCTTAAAGTAAAAAACCCCGCCATTCTGATGGTTCAACCCAATCAGTCTTCTGGACAATTGAGCATCCAGACAATTCCCTTGTTTTTCAAGGAATTTGTCAGCCCATCTATTCGGGATACTGCGGGAACTTGGCTTTTCCCTAAAGACAAGATTGTAACCACCACAGACATCACGCTGGAAGATCGTATTGTTGAGCAATACAAGAGGATCTTTACACCAGCACCTACAGCGTCTTCTGCTAATCCGGATGTTGTAAAATTGTTTGACGACTGAACGTGAGCGATCTGGATAAAATCCTCGGATGTCTTAATGACATCAACCCTGAAGCTGCGTATCTTTCCGACAATACATTGTCGAATGTGGATACGTGGTACGATACGGGTTGTTACGCTTTAAACGCAATTCTCAGCGGTAAAATCCGCGACGGAGGAGTTCCTCAAGGAAGAATTGTAGTTTTCACAGGCGAATCCCAAACAGGAAAAACACTTCTCATAAACAAAATTATGGGATTGGCACAAAAACAAGGTGTTTATCCTGTGATTTTTGATAGTGAAATGAGTGTGGATGCTGAAAGTGCCAAAGCAGTGGGTCTTGATGCTGAAAGAACCAAGTATTGTCCAGTTTATACTGTGGACGAAGCCAAACTACAGATAAGCAAGTTTTTGGATAATGTTATTGAGAAGAAAGCACAGGGAAAGTTCATGATCAGTATAGATAGTTTGGGTAATTTGGCAGGAGGCAAGGAAGTTGCAGATCTGGAAAAAGATAAATCAGTTGCCGATATGGGATTACGAGCAAAGAGTTTGAAGAGCATGTTGAGAATACTGACTTATAAGGCAGCCAAAGCAGGAGTTACTATTCTTTGCAGTAATCACACCTATGCAGATCCCAGCGCAATGTATCCAAGTTTGGTAAAGAACCAGAGTGGAGGAAGTGGTCCACTTTACATGAGCAGTCTTATTGTGCAATTGGCTCGTCGCAATGAGAAGCAAGATGAGAAAAATGAGGAAGATACAATGATTCCCGAGGCCAAGCAATATTCAGGTGTCACACTTCGAGCAATGACCACCAAAAATCGTTTCCTCCCCCCTTTCCTAGAAGTTCCAATTTATTTAAATTATAGAACAGGATTGGACAAATATAGCGGTCTTTTGGAAATGGCGGTAAATCACGGAGTTGTGATCCAAAATGGACCAACTTATGCAAAACCTGATGGAACCAAACTGGGTTATGGAAAAAGTTTTAAAAATGATATTTCTTTTTGGGAAGAGTATGTTATACCTAATCTTCAGGAAAAAATAAATGTCGCTTACAAATATGCCTCTATCGAAACCAAATGAAAAGATCATTTTCATCAGCGCAACTCGCGGTGACAAGTCTTCCACTTCGTTTTTAAAAAGCATCTCCAAGATTCCTGGGATAGATTTTGAAATTATAGAAAACAATACAGAAAAGCTTTCTGTCGTTTACAATCGAGCCATTTTGAAACATATGGACGATTATGATATAATATGTTTTGTCCATGATGATGTGTATGTGGACGATTTGCGAGTTGCTCGTAAACTGCAAAAAGCCACATCAGAAGGTGGGTTTGATGTGGTTGGTCTTGCCGGGGGTATTGATCCGCAAATAAAAACACCTGCTTTGTGGCACCTGATGTGTGTTCGAGACAATTTGAGAGGTGCTGTGGCACATCCCTATAATTCTGGTCTATTTGTAACCAGTTTCGGAATGACTCCCTGCAAGGTGGATTTGATTGATAGTCTTTTTATGGCATTCCGTACAAAGCTATTCAAAACCAATAACCATTTTAGATTTGATGAAGCTAATCCGTGTCACACGCATTTTACAGATTTGGACATCAGCTTACAGGCAAGAAAATACGATTATCAGGTGGGAGTGTGGCCTATTTGGGTATTGCATTCTAGTCCAGGACTCAAGAGTTATAATGATACAATCTGGCAAACTGGTCAAACATGGTTTTTAGACAAATGGTCAAAGTAAAACAATTAGATTTTGACACGTTCGAAACTCTTATCATATATAAGAGTTTGATTGATTCCATATACATGGGAACAGTTATAGATCATTTAAAACCAGAATATTTTAACGATAGTGATATCAAAGAAATAGTTTCTATCATCACCTCTTTTTATCACAAACATAATTGTGCACCAACTCCCACAGAAATTAAAAACTATCTAACCACAGATCAGTTGAGGCAATCATTTACCAAGATTGTCAACAATTTCAAAACAATAGACAAGAATTTAAACAAAAAAGAATTGTATGATAATACCGAATCATTTTTCAAAAATAAAGGAACACAAAAAACTTTAATGGAATATATCGAGAATCACGACAAGGGCAAATTGGATCTGACGGATATTTTAGAAAAATTTACAAAAGCTTGCAACATCAGTTTGACACACGAAATGGGATTGAACTATTTTAAAGATTTTGAAAAGATTATTACAGAAATTAACCGAAATGAAACTTACATTTCTAGTGGATACAAATGGATTGATGACAAACTTGGGGGAGGTTTTATTGAAGAAGGCAAAGCTCTTTATATTTTTTGCGGTCAAACCAATGTGGGCAAAAGTATTGTGTTGGGAAATATTGCCACCAATATATGCTCTCAAGGTAAAACAGTATTACTGATCAGTTTGGAAATGAGTGAAGCGGTATATGCCAAACGCATTTGTGGTAATATTACAAATATTCCTCTTTTTTCACTTCGACAAAAGGTTGACGATCTTCGAGATGAGATTGTAAAATATACAACAAAAAATCCCCGATCTCAGTTGATTATCAAAGATTTTCCTCCAGGAACAATTAGTGTGGGCAATCTTTCAGCCTATATTAAAAAATTAGAGCAGAGTGGCATCAAGCCCGATGTGATTATGCTTGATTATATCAATCTTCTAACAGGTTCGGTTGGTACCAACAGCTATGAAAAGGTGAAACATTTGACAGAGCAACTTCGAGCACTGAGTTACGAATTTGCAGTGCCAGTAATAACTGCCACACAATTGAATCGAAGTGCGGTAAATCAAAGCAACCCACAATTGGAAACTATTGGAGAAAGCTATGGTCTTGCCATGACTGCAGATTGCATGTTTAATATATGGAGAACACCTGAAGATTATGATATGAACCGAATCAAAATAGGAATAACCAAAAGTCGCCAAGGTGCCAATTTCGGGCATGCCACATTTGCTTTGGACAATTCCACCTTGAGAATTCGAGAAGAATCTCGAACAGAAGGAGATGATATAGTTTCTCAAACAGAAACTGCTCTCAGCAATGTGTTAGATTAGAATGAAAAAGATTCAGATCATATGCGATTTTGATTTGGATGGAGCAGGTTGTTGTCTGTTAACCAAATGGTCTGCACCAGACAATGAGTATCTGATAGTTGGAACAGATGAAAAGCAACTGGAGGAACATATTAAAAATGCAGATCCATCAATTCCTCTTTTTGTATATGATTTGGCAATCGAACAAAAACACATAAATTTGGCAGATCGATCCAATGTGGTTTTTATGCATCACCATGATGCTTCGCTTCCCCTACAAAGCAAACAATGTAAAATTGTACAAATTCAATCAACCTCTTGCACCAAACTATTACAAACATTCTTCAAAAATAAAAAACTAGAAGAAAATCAACAAAAACTTTTGGATATTATCGATGATTATGATTCGTACACTCTCAAGCATAAAAAATCAGTATTGCTCAACATGCTGTTCTGGTCTTTTAACGGCAACAAGCTGGACAAGTTCATACAAGCATTTGAAGGAGGAGATCGAGTTTTTACTGAATTTGAAAAGAATATGCTCCGCATTTATGTGAAAAAGATGCAAGAAACCATACAAACAAGCGAACCGCATCGTTTTAATTTGGAAAAATATAATATAATAATATTTTATGCAAATTTTGCAATAAATGAGTTGTGTGCGGATTTTGCAAACAAATACGATGCTGATGGAGCTGTTTGTATTGATCCTGTGTCTCTAAAGGTATGGGTAAGAATCAACCGAAACAAAGCTACCCTGTTTGATTCGGGAGCTTTTGCCAGAAATTACCTACAAGGATGCGGCTATAAAAACATAGCAAGTGGTCAGGTTACACCTGAGTTTGTTGATTTATCGCAATCGTTCACTAAGCTTTGATATGGACAAAACACTTACAGAAAAGGAAACAGAGTATTATTTTCTGTGTTTTTGTAGTCTCATGTGCATTTTGGCCGAAAAGAAGTTGAACTTGCCCAATGTGTTTATTTGTTTTTTGAAACATAAAAATTATCGAATTCTTTTCAAACAAATGCTCAATTTGGATTCGGATCAAGAGTGCATACGAATTTTTATAGCGTTTGATCCAAATTTGTACAAAAGCAAGTACATTACAAAGTTTTTAAATAAAAATAAAAATCTAAATCTTTCGTGAAAAAAGATGCTTTGAGTATCTACAACTCGTTCATTCGAGCATATCGTTCTGCCAATTCTGCACCCTATCGTCTTCGTAAAAATTACGAAACATTACCTGCAGAAATAAAAAGTAATCTGGAAAGAATCAAATTGTTTTTTGATTCGTATGAAATTGATGTGGATGATTTTTTTGATGCTCCCTACTTTCTTTACAAGGATACCAAATTTTTTTCTTTTGAATATTTTCTGTCACGCAAAGCTATCAAGAGCTATTCGGATTTTCAAAAACAGATTTTAATGATGGGACCCGATCATCCTCGCAATTTGATAAAAATAAGAAACTCGGTTGTGTTTATTCGTAATTTTTGTAAAAGTGTACAAATCTCTCCTAGTGATTACCTGAAATATGGAAAGGATAAAGTTCCATTTTTTATCACACATTTGAAAGATAGAAATGTTTCAATATATTTTCTAATGGGATTGGATGGATTTGAATCGGAATTTTTTGCATTTGAATCAAATCTTCTAAATTTCATAGTTCCAGACTTTTACGAAAACTTTGAATTATATAACAAAAAATATCTTACAAGTCAAAATGCTCGTATTTTCATAAAAACTATTTTAAATAAAAAGATTTTGGGTTGACAACGGTATTCATATGTTAAGATAGGGTCATGAGTAAATTCACCAGTTCAATGTTTGAAACCCTAAAGGAATCTTTAACCAAAAAAGGAGAATCGGGAAGTAATTTGTACAAGAATATTCTTAAAACAGAACCAGGAAATACATATGTGGTTCGGCTAGTTCCAAATATGCAGGATGCGAAAAAGACATTTTTCCATCACATTCAACATGGCTGGACTAGCTTTGCAACAGGACAATATGTGAGCGCACTCTCTCCTAGCACATGGGGCGAAGTGGATCCGATTGGTCAGACTCGTTACAAGTTGCTTTACAAAAGCAACAATGATGCAGACAAGGTGAAAGGTTCCGAGATCAAGAGAAGTGAAAAATGGTTAGCCAATGTTTATGTTGTGGAAGATCCTGTCAACAAAAGCAACAACGGAACTGTGAAGATTCTGCGTTTTGGCAAACAGCTTCATAAAATTATTATGGATGCGATGTCTGGTGAGGAAAGCGAAGAGTTTGGTGATCGTATCTTTGATCTTTCCGAACGGGGATGCAATCTCAAGATCAAGGTGGAAAAGCAGGGAGACTTTCCCTTCTATGGAAGCAGTCGTTTTACTGCTCCCAAGGAACTTGCAGATATGGATTCCAAGTCTCAAGAAAAGGTTTACGAGTCAGTGTTTGATTTGGAAGCCGTTTATGCCAAGAAGTCTCAAGAAGAGTTGCTAAAGATGCTACAGGAACACTTTTTCTGCAACGTTTCAGTATCGGCCACCCCTTCCTCCAGCAAAACCAAGGCTGCCGTGGAAATGAATGAGGATATTGTTGAGCAAAAGGTGGTGTTGAAAAACAACGCTCCCCTTAAAAAGCCTGAACAGAGTCCAGATGCCATAATTCAAAATCTTTTGGAAGGACTAGAAAACGAATGAGCGACATCGCCGATCCAAATATTCAAAAGCTCGTTTACACTTTTTTAGGTCAGACTTTGGCCGAACTAAATCAGATTGACAAGCATAATTTGGGAGGTAGCAGTCTCAAGGCAGTAAAAACAGATCCCAAAAATGTTTTTAGGGTAACAGGAGACACTGCACAAATGCAGATGCCTTATGTGCAGGATCAGCCGCAAGCTTCTCAACAGAGCATGCCTCAAGTTTCTGTTCCAATCGCACCTCCTGTCAATGTGGTGAATGCAGGATTGAATATTCAACCAGTTGCATCACAAAATTCATCTTTTCAAGTGGAAAAGGGAGTAAAGCAACAAATAAATATTATTATAAATGCATTAAATCACATACAAAGCATTTTGCATGAATAGATTCACGATTGAAAACAAAAATAAGTTTTGTCGGTATTTTTTAGAGCCTCTAGCAAAACTAAATCCTCGGTGCATTCTTGTAATAGAAAAGGATAAAATCCGCGCCAAGAGCGCCTATCCTGATAAAACATTGTTTTTGGAAGCCACCACCAGTATTGAAACAGATATACTGGATGAAAAGGATGTGAAAGAGTTGGCTTTTGTGGATTTGACCCGATTTATAAAAACTTTAGATTTTATTCAAAAAGATGTGGTTAGTCTCAAGCTTGATAAAAATTTTATAAGTTATAAAGATTCTGCCAACCATTTTGTTATGCAACTTTACGATTCTAAAATTGTAACTCTACCCAAATTGAATTTTGAACAGGTTCACAAGATGGATTTTGAATTGGATTTGGACTTGGATGTGAGTATTTTTTTCGAAATAATAAAAGCAGGGGGAGTGTATCCTGATTTAAACAAATTATATCTTGATTTTGCAAATAATACTTTAAAAATCGAACTTACCGACAAACTCAAGTCGTGTTGTGATGGTTTTACCCGTACAATTGAAAACATTAGCACAGGAGATGTGTGTACGGATTTTGTTCTTCCTTTGGATGCTTTGCGAATTATTTTAACAAATAAAGTAGAAAAGATAAAATTTCGCTATCATAAACAGAAGCCTCTAGTAAATCTATTATATGATATTGATGGAATACACATGAGTTATGTTGTACCTTGCATAAACAAATAAAAAAAATGAATAAAAAAATAAGCCGTAATAAAATTCGTACCCCCAGCTATTTTGTCAAGCGTCTCAAAGACAATGGATTCATAGTCTGGAAAATGTTCCAACAATACAACAAAGCAGATTCGCGTTTGTGGACAATTATGGTGGATCCGTGCAACAGCAGCACCTATATCACCTGCTACCACAACAAGGATTTTAACGGAGACATCATGTTTGAAATCAACGATGGAGGCAACCGATTTGTGCGTAATTTTAGTTTGCGTACAGATAGTCTAGAGAGTGTGATTTTGTTGCTTTTGGAAAATGATGTTCCAAATAATGCTAAAAATAGTAGATTTTTTAAAAAGCTGGTAAATACTTCTAGTGAAACAGCCTCGAAAGAAAAACAGCAAAAAACAGAATCAGTTGCCCACGTCCCTTGATTCTCTTTCAGGCAAGGTGGTAAATTCTGCCCACATGGAAACTCTGATTAAAAGTGCTCTGCACAGACATATCGAAAATAAAAATCAGTTAAAAACAGAACGAACGGGAGATTTGAACCATCTGAATGGTATTATTAGCGAATATTTGGATTGTTTTATTGTGATTGGTTATGACATGGCAAATAGTCAGGTGAATTTTATTCATGCCAAAGATCAGAAAGATTCGGATGCATTGAGTTCGGCCATCAATCGTTTCTTCTATCAAGCTCAAAACAATATCAAACCCAGCAATAGTGATGATTGAAAGTGTAACAATTCTCGGAGGTGGTTACGTGGGAAAAAGTCTTGCTTCTAGCCTGATTCAAAAAGGATCGGCCAAGGTTGTGGAAAATGTTCGGCAAGAGTTTTTAAATTATAAAGATCCTGAGCTGTTGCGAGAATTTCTTCTAAAAACAAAACCTGCATATCTTATCAATGCATCAGGCTACACAGGATCTCCCAATGTGGAGGCTTGTGAAACCAACCAAGCAGATTGTCGGTGGCTGAATGTGATTGTGCCCCTACGCATCGCTAAAGTGTGCCAAGAATTGAACATTCCTTTTGTTAATATTGGAAGCGGATGCATTTATGATGGGCAGGATAGAATATATTCCGAATACGACACTCCCAATTTCGGATTGTTTAGCAATCGAAGCAGTTTTTATAGCAAAACCAAACATCTCTGTGAAGAGAAATTGGAAGATTATCCCTGTTACACTTTTCGCATTCGCATTCCTTTTGATTCGAGTGTAACCTCTAAAAATTACATTTGGAAATTATTAAAATACAACAATCTTATAAGCATGCGAAATAGCATTACTGGATTGGCTTGTCTGAATGATTTTGTTCATCATTTTATCAATTTGGAGCAAACTCCTCGACATGGCGTTTATAATGTGGTGAATAACGGAGCAATACGTGCGGAAGAAATTACACAAATGATGCAGGAACATGGATTGGCTAATCCTGAATGGAAAATAAAGAGTTATGAGGAAATGAATTTTTCTGTGCACCGAAGCAATTGCATGCTTTCTCCGATGAAAATTGAAAGTTTGGGATTTGTTCCCAAAACTAGTCGAGAACAATTGGGGGAGGCTATAGGTGAATTTGCAAGCATTTACAAAAATATTCAAAACAATTAAGAAGAAAACCTACAGAAAGGGAGATCTTTTTGCAGTGCGAGGGGGGAGATATTTGGGGGAATTTTGGGTTCTTATTCAAGAAAATGAGGGAGGATATGATTTTTTAAGCTTGCCCGATATGTTTCGGCGAAGTGCTCCGCTGGAAAAGATACATTCGGGTATAAATTTGAAAATAATTGATTATGTGCAAAATATTCCCCAAAATGTCTTTGAAATTTGCAAAACCCAGTATAAAAATGGAAAAAATAGTAAATAAATATATGATCAAAAATATTCCATTTGTCACTCCCAAACCACAAGTGAGCCCCATTTCCGGTCAGATGACTCGTCCAGTTATCGTGGAACGGCAGGTTGGTAAGAATATAATGAAAGAGGCACAATGGATTGATCCCTCTTCGGGAGTTCTTTTTCTGCGCGGTATTGTGAGTGTGGAAGAAAAAAAGTAAAATTTTACCGTGAGTCGTGCAACCATACTTGGAATATTAGGTTTATCTGGGTTTAATAACTCTGGAGATGTGTTTACAAGTAGAGGTGGAACAGGTCAACCATCATTTAGTGCAGCAAACGTTGGTGCGGGGGTTGCTAGTTTAAATTTTGATCGTTCAGGTTCTCTTACACGCATAGCAACAAACACAAGCACAGGTGTTGTAACCATTTCAGCAGTTGCAGGTCGCAGCGATATGCGGGTTCCAGATTGGATTACTGGTGATCATGTAACCAATTTTAGCACATTACAGCAATATCTGAGCGCTACTGCATATAGCAACAGAAACATTTCAGCCAGTGCTCTTTATTGGGAATTTTTTGGCAGTTTCCCAGGAACAGCTAATATTGATGGTGGTGTTTTGCATCCTAACGGAAAAATATATTGTAATGTAACAAATAGTGGTCTTGCGAATTGGAGTATCATGCGAGTTATAGATCCTAATACAAATACCGTTTCCACATTTAATGCAGCGGGCCAAGGTTCGATTAACTTTGGATCAAGTAGCGCTCCTGTAGTAGCTCCTAATGGCAGAATATTTTTTGTTCCTTATGTTAGAACATTTTGCATGTATTTTGATCCATCCACAAACACATTCAGTACTTTTGCGGGTTTTAATGCAGGTGCAGGAAATTCAAGTTTAATGAACGGAGGTGTGTTGGCTCCTAATGGCAAAATTTATTTTGCTCCTTTTAATGATACTGTTTTTCGGTTTTTGGATCCAGATGCACTGACAATCAATGCTTATGCCACCATAACAGGAAACACTCCGAGCGGTCATTATTATGGTGCTGTACTAGCTCCAAATGGTAAAATATATTTTGCTCCAAGTTATACAAGTCTTTTCCGAGTGGTGGATCCTTCAACAAATACTGTGCAGGTGATTGGTACAATAACAGGAAGCACAAACGATAATAATTATGCAGGAGGTGTATTACATCCCAACGGAAAAATATATATTATTCCTGGTAAAAATAGTGTTTTGAGAATCATTGATCCGGCCACAGATACAGTTACTGCAGTAGCAACATATTCAGATGCGGCTTTGATAGGCGGTTGGGATGGTGCTGTTGTTCATCCAAACGGAAAAATATACCCAGCCGCAAGCAACTATCTTTTTGCTTATATAGATCCAGACACATATGCTCTTGTAACGCTTAACGCACCCCGACCTGTTAGCGCTGATTCATACCACAATGGTGGAAAAGGTATAATTGCTCCGAATGGCAAAATGTATCTTTTGCCATTTCAAAATACACAAGCTTTAGCACTTACAATTCCTACAAACAATAATTTTAACCTAAATGTGTGCACTAATCCAATGTTTAAATAGAAATTAAATAAACAAACAAACTAGATAAATAACATATATGACAACTTACATTGATTACGGTAGCTATTACGAAACAGGTGATGTGGTGGTTTGCCGTATGGGTAAGAATCAGCCTTACAATCCTTTTGGCGGAGCGCAGATCACATGGGAACAATATGTTGGTCAACAGGTTGCAGCAGGAACTGCCAAGGTTGTTCAGCTGACTCAAGATCCTTCCCGTCTTGCTGCTTATTGGAGCGATGTGAAAACCAAACGGAACCTTTTGCTACAGGATGCTGATTGGACACAGATGCGCGATGTGGATTTGAGCAACAACTCTGCATGGGTAACCTATCGGCAGAATCTGCGCGACATTCCTCAAACCTATAGCAGCGATCCTCGCCTGATTGTTTGGCCTACAAAACCCAGCTAAATACCCTATAAATTTAGGGGTTTTTCGTTAAATAATATTATATTATTTTAACAATATGAGCAAGGCATATAATCTAAGTCTTTTAGCATCAAGAAACAATCTGGGAAATGCTGGAGATGCTTTCGTAAGCACAGGATCGGATACTATTCCTAATTTGTCCCCTCTTTCAGCAAGAGTAACACAATTAAATGGAATACAACAGATTCCCAATCGAATTGGTGTAAACAAATCAACAGGAGTTGTTACCATATCTGCTCAACCAAGTTTGAGTGAACTGGATGTGCCCGGATGGGATAAGGGACAAAACATAGCTCAATGGAGCACGTTGCAATATTATCTGAGTGCAACAGCATTTTCAAATAGAAAAATTCCAGCTAGTGCAGTTTATGTTGATAATAACCTTCCTACTGTAAATTCAGGATTCAACTGGCAAGGTTGTGTTCTGCATCCAAACGGAAACGTTTATCTTGTTCCTAATCTAGTAGGTCCCGGAGTAATAGGAGTCTACAATCCGACAAACAACACTTATACATATCACGGCACTTACACAACTTCAGGACTTTCTGATTATTATGGAGGATGTTTAGGAACTGATGGAAAAATTTATTTGTCACCTGAAGCCAACACCATATTCAGGGTTTTTGATCCAAGCGACAACACCATGACCAGCATAGGAAATATTGGCACAACAGCTCTTGAAAAATTTGTCGGAGCAATAACAGGTCCGAATGGAAAAATATATTACATTCCTTTTCGTCAGACCATGAGCATTGTTTTTGATCCCAGCAACAACACATTTGCCACAATAGGAAGCTTTACGGAAGGAGGCACAAGTCTTTTAAAACATTATGGAGGAACTCTTGCTCCAAATGGAAAAATATATCTAAATAACTCCTATACAACACTTTTAAAAATTATTGATACCAATAACAATTCGGTACAAACCATCAATGATAGACCGGGATTTTTTACATGTTTAGCGCCCAACGGAAAGATATATTTGTTGGGAAATTCAGTAAGTTCCTTAAACACTCTTGTAAGGGTGTTGGATCCCAATAACAATAACATATCAATTATAGGCACACTACCTGGAGGAGCTTTCGCGGATGGAGGTTATAGTGGAGGTGTATTGAGCCCAAATGGAAAGATATATATGATTCCGCAAAACAATAGTTATTTTATTGTGGTAGATCCCAGTAATGATACCGTGTCAAGTTTCCTGACATTTGCTGGAACCACATGGACTGGAGTTTCCAAATATGAAGGAGCTGTTACCCTTCCGAATGGAGATATATTCGCAGGAACAGATGGCGCAACAAAGCCGATTATACTCCGTTTTCTTTTAAATAATCAATGGAACATGAACGTCTGTACCAACCCTTTCTTTAACAAACTTTAAATAAACCTATGAGTAATGCAACAAATCTAGCACTTCTCGGATTGAGCGGTTTCGGCATCGCCGAAAACGTATTGACCAGCACAGGCGCAACCACTGCTCCAACATTCAGTGCAAGCAGTGTGGGTGTAAAAGAAATCCGTGTGGTAAATCAGGTTCTTAGTCGATTGGGTATCAACAATAGCACAGGAATTGTTAGTGTGAGTGGATTGCCAGACATTAGCGAACTGGATGTTCCTTCTTGGGTAAATGCAGGTCATATTAGTGATTGGAGCACGTTGCAATACTATCTGAGTGCAGTTGCTGCAACGAATACAAGTCCTGCTAGTGCGGCGTATGTTGAATATCTTACTGCTGTTCAAGCGTATAACAAAGGAATGGTATTGGCTCCAAATGGAAAAATGTATACCATACCTCATGGTGCAGGAACCGCCACAACTTACGGATTAATAATAGATCCGTCTAACAATACAATATCATCTTATATTGCAACTGTGGGTGGTCTTGGATCAGTTAGTTTTGATGCATATTTTAACGGTGTCTTAGCCCCCAACGGAAAAATTTATTTCGTACCTGATAAAGCGACAGTAGGAGCAGTATTAGATCCTAGCAATAATACAGTGGCAACTTTTGGAACATTACCTCTATTCGGTCCAAGTAGTAATGCATTTGCTTATGGTGTTTGTGCACCTAATGGAAAAATATATCTTATTCCTCAAAGTTCAACTATAGGGAGAACGATTGATCCAAACACAAACACATTTGGAACTTATCCAAGCAGCAGTTGGTCAGGAGGATTAGGATATCATGCAACCGCAACTGTGGCTCCTAATGGAAAAATATATGTTTTTCCTCAAACAAGCACTCTTGTTGTAAAAATTGATCCAAGCAATGATACAACAACAGTTATAGCATCAAATATTAACAACATAACAAGTTCAGTTCTTGCACCTAACGGAAAAATATATTTAATCCCCTCCAGTGGTTCTCCCAATAATCTTTTAAAATTCGACCCTGATACAGAAACAGTTTCAACTATAGCAGCTACAAATCCAACAGGAGGTTTCGGTTGTCTTCTTCCTAATGGAAAAATATTTTATGGAGGTGCTTCAAATACTTTAGTTGCCGTATTTGACCCTTCATCAGAAACTATACAAACAATTTGTACAATTACAGGTTCAGCTGCCAATTATGCAAGTTTTATGCTTTCTCCGAATGGAAAGGTATATGGATTGCCATTTAGTAATAGTAATATTATATGTTTTAGTTTTTTAAACAATAATAATTGGAATATTAATGTTGCAACAAATCCAATGTTTAACAAAAATTAATAATTATTTTTTTCTTTTCTGACTCCAACAAATTTCATCATAGTTTTTCCAAAATTTTTTGCTGATGTTTCTGGGTTTATCCCCTTTGCCATTTTGAATTGTTTTCAACTTTTCGCTTTTTCCCTTACTCATAGTCCGACGAGTTTAAAGGTTCTTCCAGTATAGTCAACATTTGATCTGCCCTTTCACTAATTTTTGTTATATTCCCTTCAAAACGATAGCTGTTGCAACTGATGCAAAATGCCTCATCCCGAGCATTTACCGCATCACAAGCTTCACATATTTTATAATAATAGGGATATTTTTTCATATCCTCTATCAAACGTTTTCTTTTTGCATTCAATCTAAATATTTACGTGGCACGAGATGAAAAAATTGAAGCAGTGGTCAAGCATAAAATCACTGCGGATTTTATTTTGCAAGTTTATGATCAATTTAAAAGGGAAAAAAATATTAAAAAGAAAGAGGAATTGCGAAAAAAATTAGATATTTTATCAAAAAATCTCAATCAGTATCTGGTGATGCCCAAGAATTATGATAAATACTATAGTTGAACACTCGACCCAGTACTGATAGCAAACTGCAGCACATCTATGAAGGAGAGGTGCGCAACACAGGACAAATGGGTGCTCCTGATGCTTCTCAACTTGATGCCGCAATCAACAGAAATAGTGGAGCAGGTTCGCACATATACACCCCCAACGAATACCGAATTGGAGAAAATGAAGAGGGGGAAAAGAGCAAATCGGGCAAAATTCGAGAAGGGTTGAAAAAGATAAAAGAGATACTAGATAATTTGGATTTATGAATGATTTTAAAACAAGTTCAAATAAAAGCAAAGAATTTGAAATTGCAATGAAGTTTGTGAGAGAGGCCGAGGGGGGATACTATAACCACCCTTCTGATCCGGGCGGAGAAACCATGAATGGAATTACCAAACGAGATTATCCCGTTTTGGATATTAAAAATCTGACAAGGGAACAGACTGATGAAATATTTTGGCAAGATTACTGGTTGAAAAGTGCAGCTCCTCAAGTTCCTTTTCCTGCCTACATCAGCTATTTTGATAGCTGTGTAAACACAGGCAGAACTCAAGCCAACAGGTTTCTTCAGCGTGTGGTGGGCGCAACTGCGGATGGTATTGTGGGTCCATACACCCGCAGTTTATTGAGCAAAAAAGATCCCAAAGATGTGGCATTTGGTATAATTGATCAGCGTCAGACTTTTTATGATAATTTGTGTGAAAATCGTCCCAAGTTGGCTGTTTTTCGAAAAGGTTGGACGAACCGGAACACAAATCTTCGCAATTATATTCAAAATCTCCTCAAAACTGCTTGACGTTTGTTTGTTTGGGATAAATATTAACATAACAAATTCTATTTTGTAGAGAAACAGCTTTACAAATATCCTGATCTGCTACTATCAGATCTCCTCATGAAAACAACTCTATTAGCCACCGCTTTGGTCGTGGGAGCTGTCACAAGCTTGGGAGTAGAATTGTGCCCTCCTCTTTTGTTGCCTGTCCCCCCCTCTGTTTGCATTCAACCCAATCTCACAAAAGCAGAGTTTGTATCGTTTCGGTCAGATGTGCGCAAGTTTACCAGAAACTATAGCAGTGGTCTTTGTGCCAAGTTCGCCACTGCTCTTCTCGACAATTTGCACGAACGAAACGGAAAGGCATTTCCTCAATTGGATTTGAGAGAAGGCCGACTTGTGCAAAACAGAGAGGGGCGACAAACTTTTCCTGTCACCACTTCGAGTAATGAAATACTATATGCAAAAAATTACAAAAATGTATTTGAAGGCAAGCGAGATTTTCTTAAAATATCAAAAAAACAAGTTATGCAATTGGCAGAAAACACGATTGTGATTGCTGTTTATCAGCCTCGTTACACGGGTAGACCTGGTCACATTGAAGTCATATTCAAAACAAACAATTCTTTGAAAGCAGCTTCCGACAAATTGGCAGAACCTCTGTTTCTTCATGCAAGTGCCTACAAACAGGTGGATTTTTACTATCCTGTTCGGGAGAATGATAAAATATGAAAAAAATTGCCATCCTGCTCATTCTTTCTGGAATATTATATAATATAATTATTGGGGAAAAACCCTCTGTTGCATCTCTAGAGGACAAAGTTTTGTGCTTTACCCTGCAACACGTGCAATCCAAGTTTTTGCGAAATCTAGTTGTGGAAAAGAGTGTGAAAGTGCGTCTCACCACCTATTGGGCCAAAGGAGGGGATAGTGACAAATGGAGCAAAAGCAAGGAAAGTTTCACAGGAGCAACTTTAAAAGAGGGAGTGAGTGTGGCTGTGGATCCGCGCCTCATACCCTTTTTCAAACGTGTATACATTCCCAATTTAGGGTTGCGAGTGGCACACGATACAGGAACAGCGGTTCGGAATAAAAAAGCAAGTAGGGGCAAGTTGCCTGTGATTGATGTATTTTTTGAAAAAAAGAAAGATGCGATGGAATTTGCATATAATAGACCTCAAATTGTAACAGTAAACATATATAAATATTAATGTGCAGTTTGATCAAAGAGTAGAACAACTGATCCAAGAGGCTGATCTGCCTCCTCCGAATCGTTTACCCCCTGTTCCTGCCGCTTATACACAGCAAGCAGAGGCATCTTTGCGTTATACGGACATTGTTGCTGCTGCTCTGATTGGCGAAGCAGGAGGCGAACCTTCAGGAGCAATGCAGAGGGTTATGAATGCGATCATGAACAGGGTAAAAGGAGGAGATCCGTTCCGAGGAGCAGTCAACGAGGTGCTGAAACCCTACCAATTTAGTTTTTTTAACAAATATAACAAGGGAGAGCAAAAGATGCAGGATATTGTAAAGAAAGCACAACAGCATCCTCGATGGGGAGAGGCAAAAGAGTTGGCTTTGGTGGGAATGCGGGGAAGGTTGGATGATTTGACAGCAGGTTCCACTCATTATCATGTGACTAGCGGACCGAGTAAAGTGGCTCCCTATTGGAGCAATCCCAAATTTGGTGGCAAAAATCCCGACGCTCTAGCCACCAATACGTTTGGCCGCCACACGTTTTTTAAGAATATCAAATGATTTGTTTTTGTTTTTCTTTTTCTTTTTTACAGGCAAAGTAAAAACAATCTGAGTGTTACTAGGATTGGCGACATCTCCTTTGAAGCCTGTAACAGGAGGAGCAGATTTGCCCCAATCTAAATTTTTACCCGAATAGGTTCTGGGAAGTTTGGGTTGAGGAAATATGTTAAAATCTTCCAGAATTTGTGCCACAATTGTGGCAAAACTCCTGTTCATGTGGTGGCTTTGATCAGTTTGCGCACAACCGCACAAGGTTGCATCACGTTGTGAGCATCTGCAGTTGCCGATCCGACAGTTCCTGTTGCAGAACCTGTTCCTTGTGGAGATGTCGCGGCAAAAGTACCATTGGCATTTTGTAAAGTCATTCCCCCCACATACGCAGTACCATCAGGATTGATGGAACCAGGTTGGGTGAATTGTGCAGTCACATCAAATTCACATTTGCCTTCAGGTTGCGTAAGAACATGCGCCTCTTCTCCTCCCACACTTCCCACTGTGTTGGAAATTGTTGCCGATCCTGTTCCACCCCGACCCACAGTTGTTCTCCTGCGCAAATCAGGCAAGCGGAATGTTCCTGCAGGCTCTCCTCCAGTATTCCAAGTGGTTTGCAACACATTGAAAAGATCAGGATAGGTTGTCATGCTCACATATCCTCCGCTACATTCCAAGAATGTGGAAGGTATTGCTGAAGCTTCTGCTCCTGCCCAATCAATAATTGTGCCAATAGGATTGGTGGTGACCAGACCTGCAAGAAGAACTTGCAAATCCGAAGGAGTAAGATCTTGTACAGTTCCCCCTGTATTCAATCGACCTTTTATGGTATTGGCTGGAGCAGATGCAAGCATAGCATTGGTCACACTATTGCTGTTGACAACCATGCCTCCCCCCACTTCATAAGTGAGACTGGCTCCCAGTCTGGTTTTTAAAACCGTATTGCTTCCTACTCTTTCCAATCCAGAACCGATAGCCAAACTGGACAACTTGGTGGCAAGCAATCCGTTGTCGGCAACTCGAACCACATTTCCTACAGATATGAGCGAATTGTTATCGATTGTGAATTGACTGCCAAAAGGAGCAAAAGCACTGGTTCGAGCAAAATCGGTTCCTGTGAGCATATACGTCAGATTGGTGCTTCGATCAAAAACAAAGTCTCCACTGGCAGGAGCAAGCGTGGAACTTATGTTGGTGGAATTGCCAGAAAATGTTGCAAATCCCAAATTGTTAGTGGCAACAGGCAATGAAGCAGAACCTGTTCCCATATACAAACGATTGCTATCTGTGCAAAATCCGGGTTCTCCCTTTTCAAATTGTACATTTAAACGTTCTGCTTCAGTACCTTGACGAAGAATGATCTTTTTGATTTCAGCGGCCATTAGTATTATTTATTATATATTATGTTTTATCCAATTATTTTAAAAATATTATAGATAAATAACTTATATGGCAAAAAAGGCATATTCAGTGGTTGTGGATGGTTTAAACAGCTTGCGGGTATTTGATGTAAACACAGGTTCCACAGTACGCTCAATAAAAATGCAGGAAACCATCAATTCGGGAGTGGTTGTGGTGGGAGATCGTGTGACTGTTATTGTACAAAATTCCAGTGGCAAACGCCGAGGCATCATTATGAAACTTCCTAGCCTATCTCAAGTTTTTTCATTTTCAGTAGCTTGATATTTGTGATGTGTACTTTACGATACACATATGACATTAACTTTTAATGATACGGAAAAATCTGCTGATTTGGAAAAGTTCGAAAAAATAACATATCCCACATTTTTCTTCGGATTCAATATAAGAAATCTTTACGATCAGAAAAGATTAAAAATCAAAGAGGAATTTAATCCCAAATATATTGTACATAAATATGGTTCTCGCTTGGAAGATATGCTGTTTTTATATGGAATCACCAGCCCTGTAAGCAACGAAGTGATGCCCTATGTTTTGCCTCTTCAAGCCAATCCCAACGTTAATCAGGAACAATACGAAGCAGTTCTGGCTCCTATGGAAGTGGAATGTAGCGATTGTTATCTGTTTTTATCTAAAAATGTGTATCCCATCAACACATTTTATTCGCATTTGTTTTTTAAAAATAAACCTTTCAAAGATTTAACCAGTTATAATCAAATGCTGGAAAGAGATTCGCAATTGCCCATGCATCATACGATTGCTCCTTTCCATATGTTTCTTTTGACCGACTATTAACCCCTAACTATGGGATTGTCTGGAGGATTGCTCCCCTTCACATTGTAGGCATTGTTCTGAGGAGCAGCGACAACTCGATCAGTATTATTGCAAGCTTGCCCAGTGTTTCGCACATCTTTATTTTCAGCAACCAGATTGAGGGGGAGATTTTTGAACAAGTGACTATGACTATAGGTGAAAAGACAATTGGGATCGGCGATATCATTGCAAGGTGTCTTGCTCCAAACAATGCCCCAACCAGTACAAACACTTGCCCCAGGCTGCACATAGCCAATAATTTTTGCATCAATATTATTTGTAGTACCATAAACAAAGCTTTTCTCTGTTTCTTGAATTTCCACAGGAGCTGTAACATGATGAACTGTCAATTCTCCTTCAATGTGTGCTCCGCCCCCCACCACTAGATTCTTGCTAACACCCAAACTAGAATCCACCATCACCTGTTCGTAATTGCGTTGACGCAGAACAAGTATGTCACTGGTGATAACAGTGCGACTTCCTCCGTCAATATTCAATTCGTATTGAGCA